GCATACACCCGGCGGCGGACCACCGTGGCACCCACCAGGCTCTGCAAATCCTCCGCCATCCCGGTGACAAGGCCAAACAGATTGGACACCGTCAGCGACGGGCGGGCACTGCTGCCCTTTCCGTTCATCTCAAAGCCGCTGCCCTCAATCGGGTACGCCTCATACTTCCGCCCCTGCCAGGTCACCGGCTCCCCTTTTTCATTCAGCTCATTGCAGAAAAAATACCGCTCACCGCCCTGCACCGTCAGGTCGATTTCCCAGAGCACCACCCGCGGTGACTGCTCTGACTTAACCGACTCGTTCAGGCTTGCTTCGTGAATATCCTGCATCAGTTCACCACCTGCTTAAACTCCGCGCTGAACTCAACGCGCAACATCCCGACCCGCGCAGACCACCCGGCACAGGTCACCTTTATCTGCCGGTATGCATAGGGTGGCTTCCACAAAAATGCCTTCCAGCCCCCGTGCTCTGCCAGGAACGCTTCCAGATGCCGGGCCTCCTCCCGGCTCACGGAAAGCATCACCCGGTATGTTTTCAGGTCAGCATTCAGCCCTGCCGCCATACGCTGTGAGTACCCGTCACCAAAACGCACTTCACGCACCGATGGCTGCGAGTTCACCTCCATATCCGGCTTCACTTTCCAGCGAAAGGTTTTCATCGCCCGCTCCCTGATAACATACCGCCATCACGCAACTGCAGCCGGAGCTCATCCTGCGCCCCCTTGCGGGCCATGTCATACACCGCCTTCATCAGCTGCGGCCCCGCCTGTCCGTTGATACCGTCGTTCTGAATCACCACGTGATTGTTCTGATTAAAATTAATACCTTCCGCCCGCCGCATCTGCGCCGGACTTCCGGCACCACCCACATAACCCCCTTCCGCATAGCCGCGCATCAGACGGTAAAGATTCCCCACGCCTATCCGGCTGGTTGCCTCCTTCGTGAAGACAAACTCCCCGCGGTGAACTATCCCCGCAGGCTCATATTTGCCGCCCGTGCCCGTAAATCCGCCGGTCGCAAAATGAAAGTTCGCCGCCGCAGCCTGAATGGCCGTCCCCGTGGAGGCAGACGCCCCACCACCGAAAGCACCACCAATGGCGCTGCCGATACGCCCGACAATGCCCACCATGGCCTGTTTAAGCAGGATTTCTGTCATCATGGACAGCACCGAACGGGTGAATCCCCGCCAGTCTGCCTCTGCACCGGTCAGCATCGCCGCCATATTCTGTGCAATACCGTCAAAGGTCTGCGTGGCCGCGCTTTTAACCTGCGAAAAACTGTCCGTCGCACTTTCCGCCCACTCGCCCCAGCCGGACTTCATCCCGGCCATCCAGCTTCCACGAAGCAGCTCCTCCGCAGACCAGGTGTTCTTCAGTGCCGATGTGGCCTTCGCCAGCGCAGCCGGATTATCACCGTACACGTCACGAAGGCGCTGCTCTTCCGACTCCCGCTGCGCCTGACGGTCGGTGAGGCCGCGGGCTTTTGCGCTGATGGCGGCCTGCTTCGCGCTCTGCTGCTGTTCAAACCGCGCCGCCTGCTGTGCCAGCTCATTCAGCCGTTTCTGGTGTTCAACCTTGTCGCCCAGGTCAGCCAGCTGGCGTTTGTACTCCAGCGTCTCTTTCTCATGGGCCAGCAGGGATTTTTCCTGCTCAGATAACTGCCGTTTCGTGGCGGCCTCTTTCAGGACCACATACTGATTTTCCGCTTTCCATAAATCCCGGCGCTGCTGGCTGATTTTTTCATTCGCACCGGCATGCTTTTCCAGCGTCAGGAGCTCGGTTTCAAGCGCCAGCATGGCTGCATGCGCCCGGTCTTCCTGGCGCTCACCGGCAGACACCTTCACACCTGACGGCTTTTTCTGCGTCGATTCATAATCCTTTTTTGCCGACGCCATCAGCGTGTTGTAATCCGCCTGCAGGATTTTTCCGTCTTTCAGGGCCTTATTCAGCTCTTCCTGCCGGGCGGTATATTTCTCCAGTGGCGTCAGCAGGCGTTCATACGCTTTCTGCGCCTCTCCGGTATACTTCAGCTGTGACGACTCACGCTCAGCCCTGTCCCTTGCCGCCAGTTCACCGGCTTTTTCCATATCCGACTGCAGCGTTGCCGCTGCCAGACCCAGACGGGCATTTTCCCGGTCATCCCATGCGCCCTGAAGGTTGGCCCGGAAAGAGGAGGTTTTACCGCGGCGCTGGCTCCGGCTCTGGTACCACTGCCATTTTTTATCCGCCTCATCAAATGCCTTCTGCGCACTGGCGAGCATATCCGCTGAGGATTCCGGACGACCGATATCCAGAATGGCATCCCACATCGATTTGAATGCCTTCCCTGTTTTATCCGCCCAGGTCTCCAGTGTTCCCATGTTTTCTTTCAGGCGACGGGTCTGCTCATCAAAGCCTTTCGTGGCGATATCGTTCGCCGCCTGTAAGGCCCCGGCCTCGTCTCCGGAACGCTGCAGTTGTGCAACATACGCAATCTGCTCTGCCGTCACGTTACGGAACTGGCGCGCCATCGCCATCAGTCCCGACGTCGGGTCAGTGGTCAGCTTCCCGAAGGCTTCAGCGACTTTATCTACCTCCACACCGGATGCAGACGCAAAACGCGCGACACTCTGGTTAATGGCATCAAACTGTTCACCACCACGCACACCGGCATTCACCAGGGCTGCCAGTGACTCTCTCGCCTGGTTAAACGTCAGCCCTGCTGCCTGCCCGGCTCTTGAGAGCGTCAGCATACGATCGGCAGTCAGTCCGGCCTGATTGCCGGAAAGGACCAGCGTTTTATTAAATTCTGAAAGCGTGGCGTCGCCCTGGTACCAGGCGTACGCCAGCACACCTGTCGCCACCGCCAGCGAGGTGACCCCGACCATCGGCAGGGTGATCGCACCGGCAAGCCCCCTGAACATGGGGATCATCCCGCCGAAGGAGTCCTTCACCTGACCACCCTGTTGCAGCAGGATCAGCCAGGGATTCTGACCACCGGCAAGCTGCGTGGCGATATCCGTAAACTGTGCGGGCAGGGTTCGCATGGCCGCTTTATACTGTCCGACGGAAATCCCGGCTTTTTGTGCAGCCAGCGCCTGACGGCTCAGCCCCTGCTCAACAGCAGCGGCCTGTTTCTTAAAAGACTGGCTGACACGCCCGGCCATCAAATCCGCAAGGTCACTGGTTTCACCCAGTTCTTTCTTTACCCGTGCAGCCTCTTCAGAAAAACGGGTTGAATCCAGTGTAAGAACAGCTGTCAGATCGGCAAAATTACCCGCCATAGCGTACACCCCCTGGAATTCCCTCAGACACCATCATCAGCATGGCTTCATCCTCTGTACTGCTCCGCATGTCATCACTGACCATAACGATTTACTTCCCGTCAGCCCCAAAGCGGACACCACCAGAAAGACCTGCCGCTTTCCGCATCAGCATATCGTCCTCATCCGGCATCTCCGTCTGCTCATCATCACGTCGGGATGCCAGCAGACTGAAATCAGAGGGATGCATATCCGGATCGCAAAAAAACAGGCTGAGTACAGCGTACGTCAGCCCGGAAAAATGCATATCCAGCTGGGTATCCTGAAAATAATGCGTGCGGTAAAAACGGTGCCAGTCGGCATATTCGGTGGATGTCATCCCGGCAAGCATGGCGCGCCAGTCGGGTCTCCCCATCTCACGCGCCAGTCTGAGGGCAAAATTCAGCTCGCCGTCGAAGGCTTTCCCGCAGAAAAATCATCATCAGTAAGCGCGTTATTTTTCGCCACTTCAGTAATATCAGTATCCGGACGAACAGCTTCGATCATCCCGGACAGGCACAACACCACGTCTTCCGCCCGGGCAATGGCATCGGCAGGCCAGGTGGTGAGCACTTCCTGCTCTATCTTCATCACGGCCTCATTCATTGACGGTGACTGCGTTTTCTGTGGATGGTTATGCCACAGGGACATCGCCACCAGAAACGCGCCGGTTCTGACAAGATCTTCCACACTCACCTGCAGGTTGCCGGTGGCTTCAGCCTCTTCTGCCCGCCGTTTCAGGAGGGCAAGATGCTCAATACGCTGCAGCGCAGACAGCTCCGAAAGCGTGACAGACACACCGTTATATTCAAATTGTTCTGTTTTAAGAAACATGCGTGTTCTCCTAAACACCCGTTACGCGGCAGGGACATTAACGGTTACTGTCGCCAGAGCGACAAAATTACCGTTATCACTCATGACCACGACCGACGTTGTTCCTTTCTCAAGTGCGTTTACCGTCACTGTGTTCTCCTTCAACGTGGCTGTGGCCACCGCACGATGCACGGTCGACACCCTTAATGAAGGATCAGACGCATTATCCGGCAACACAGCCACAGTAAGTGTGCCTGCCTTCCCTTTTTCTAGGGTCAGGGTTTCCGGTTTAATGGTCACACCGGAAACCGGCGTAATTTTAGTGAGATTTTCAGCCATCGACGGGCGTCCCACATTGGTAACTTTCACCGTTCTGGTGATCACTTCCTTCGCCGTCACGGCCTTACCGATACTGCTGACCCAGCCACTGAACACATCCACCGTACCATTCGGGAACCGGATTTTATAGGCCCTGACATCCCCGCTTTCAAACCATGCGATAAGCCCTTTCTGACCTTCCTCACCCGGTTTCCAGGCCAGCGTAAAACTGGTATCACCTGCAGATTTCTGTCCCTGCCCGGTCGCGGTCCAGTCCGCGTCTTCATCATCCAGGTAGTTATCGTCGTAGGGTTCAGCCGTCATCTCGCCCGGCGTCAGATCCTTCACCTTAGCCAGTCGCTGCCAGTCATCGTCTGACAACGGGTTTGCATAAGCATCAGCCTTGCCGTTGTAAACCCACAGAGTGGTACCGGCACCTTTTACCGGCTCCAGGGGATTTGGTGTTGCCATATCGTCCTCACATCTCGTAGGTAATTTTCCACAGGAGATCTGCCGATCCCCACATCATAAACTCATCATCCCGGCGGTAGTCATACCCCTGAAGATTCATCTTCAGCAGTAACGCACTGAGGCCAGGAACCGCCTCCAGCGCAGGAAGGATTTTCTCTTCCATCCACATATCCAGTGCCGAGTCCGGTTCTTTTGCCCTGAGAAAAACTTCAATATGCAGTGTCGCCTCCCAGGTCCCCTCATCAACGAACTCGTCAGCAGCAGACGCATCAGTCAGGTAAACAGCAACAGCAGGCAGTTCCTGTTCATCAATAAAAACCGGGCGGCCGTCAAACCAGCTCACCCGCTCAGAAATATTGTCTTTCAGGGCAGACAGAACTGCCGCCCGTATTTCACGGTGTTTCATACACCCTCCCTGTCATTTTCTTTTCAGCACCAGGCGTAACTGATGCGTCATGGCTTTCATCATCTGCACTGGTAATTTTTCCCGGTACATCCGATCCCGTTCACGTTCAAAGGTTTCTGCCAGCGGTCCGGCAGTCGGAATTTTCACCACTTCAATCGGCAGACGGTGGCGTTTCGGCCTCCCTTTGCTGTCAGCGCCGGTGGACGATGGTGCCCACGGCATACGCTGCATCACATGCCAGCGTCCGTTAGCCAGCCGGGTGATAAAGGCGTCCGGGATCCGTCTTTTCCCCACAATCAGCACACTGCCGCCCCCTTTCAGGGCCGCACGCTGTCCTTTCTTTCTCCGTTTTCTGCGGGAAAGTCGAACGCGGGCCTCCCCCAGTTTGATGGCGGGCAGGTTGCCGGTATTGATGTAAACCTTTGCGTAAACCTTATCCGGTCGTGCCGGACTTAACCGGATGCGGGCACGGATAAGGCGACGGGGAACGGCCAGCTCCCTGGCAACTGAAGTGGCTGTTTTCGCAATGATGGCCCCCGCCACGCGGTTCAGTGTCGTGGCAGAGGCCCGGGGAACGGCACGGCGGTCAATTGCATCCAGATTTTTCATGGCCTGCGCCAGACCTTTTATTGCCATACTCATTCCTGTTCGACAAAAATCCGGGGTTTACCGTTGTACGTGTCATAACGGGTCACCGTCAGTGTACGGCCCTCAAACACAACAACATCATGACGGGCCG